TCTATACGCAGTTCTGAACCCTCATAAAAAAGTTCGAACATAAGATTTTTAAAATTTCTCGCTTTTTATCGTCAGACTTTTCTAAATAACGCTGTATGTATGGAAGCCTGTATCCTTTGGCTACAACTTAATTATGCTTTCATCACCACAAATATTACGCACCTTTAATCTCAATGGCTTCTTTTCTGATTTAATGGTTCCGTTCCAAAAGTCTTTAGTCTTATTACCGTTAAATATAACATAGGAATTTTTATCAATCTTGATTTCACTATCACTTTTCCAAATACCATCAGTGTTTGTACAATCAACAGATATGTATTCGATTGTTTCA